TGGACCTGTTGGACCAGTTGCTCCTTGAATTCCTGTTGAACCAGTTGCTCCTTGTGGACCTGTTGGACCAGTTGCTCCTTGAATTCCTGTTGAACCAGTTGCTCCTTGTGGACCTGTTGGACCTGTTGGACCTGTTGGACCTGTATCACCAGTAGGCCCAGCGGCTCCTGTTGTTAAATAGCTTTGTGATTTTACCCATGATGTAGTTGCAACTTTATTTGAATTTTCAGAAGTTAATAATGGATTCATTAATTTTATATCACCATATGAATTAATATCATTACATGTTATTATACCTGGATCCAATACTTGTCCTGTTGCTCCAACATAATCTCTTACGACAAAGGACCCGAAAATTTGCGTTGCTTTCCATTTATTATAATTTACATGAGTATTACCCGACATTATATAATATTTACTTATATAAAAATTAAGTGTTTAAAATTCCTGAAATAGAATTATCAAAATTTACTTGATTAACCCATGCCCCAAATTCCATATCAGTTGTTGGTTGTTGTGGTAATTGTACATTACTATCAACAACTAAATTATTACATCTAAATGTTCCCGTACATCTCATATTTCCGTGTACTGTTAAATTTCCATTAATGACTAAATTATTATTATAAGTTGAACTACCGATTATTACATCTCCGTTAATAGTTAAATTATTATAAATAAATATATTACCATCTTTATCAATATTTAATGCACTATAAGATATTCCTGATACATTTTTTGAAACATTAAAAATATCAGTTGTTATAGTTGAATCTTGAGAAATAGATACACCTTTATTAAAAGTTGCTTTATTAGAACAAGATATATTATTTGATACATTTAAATTATTACAAGTTATTTGTGTATCACATGTTAAATCACTTGTAAATTTACTTGTTCCATCTGAACGTAAAATAATTGAATCAACAGGTTGACCTCCTACTGTTCTTCTAAAAGTCATATTATTTTTAAATAAAGATGTTCCATCAGTATAAAATTTAATAAAATCACTTACTCCGTCTGTGATTGATAAGTTATGAAAATAAGTACCAAAATTAGGAACATATGACTGTTCAGTTGTTTTGGTGTTTAAAGTTGATAAATTTGTATTAATCGCTGTAATCTGACCTCCAACAACTAACATCTCACCCTCTAATGCCGTAATTCTAGCAACTAATGCTAACCATTCAGGCGTTAAAAATAATGCAACTAAAACAGCAGATACAACAAGTACTATATCTAAAACACCAGCTGAACCAGCGGGGCCGGTATCACCCTTATCACCCTTCTCCCCTTTATCACCCTTACCACCTGATGACCCTGTATCACCTTTATCCCCTCTATCCCCTTTATCACCTTTCATCGCTAAATAAAACCAATAATTTGTATCTGTTGGGTTATGATTTGTATTTGATTGAATACATACATATGAACTACCATTATATGAAACAACATCATTAACATTATAATTATATGATGAATTCCACAAATTTTTATAAATAAAAGATATCCCCCTTGGTAATGAAAATTTTAAATTATGACTTACAGAATTTGATGCTGATGAAGTTGATTGAAAATCTTCAACGAAACCTGTCTGAGACGAATCCAATGTATTTACAACAGAATCAACAGTAAATAATGCTGATAATCCCGATTTTCCCGATGGTATAGAAAAATCTAATTGATGATATTCAACATTATTAATATATGTAATTGTATCATTTACCAACGGGAAACCATTATAAGGAATTGATGTAATAGTTGGTTGGTAAAAACTGACAGATTGACCATTAGAACCATTTACCCCTCTAGGAATACCAAAGGTTAATTGATGGGTTTGAACATTATTTGATGTAGTTATTATATCTGAAATTGTTGCATTTGAACCAGATGATAAAGTTGTTATTAAAGGATTATTAAAAGAAACTGATTGACCATCAACCCCGTTTGATCCTCTTGGTATTCCAAAGGTTAATTGATGGTATTCAGTTGTCATTAAAATATTTGTAGAAACACTATCAGAAATAGTAGCATTTTGATTACTTGCTAATGTATTAATGTATGGTGTATAAAAACTAACACTTTGACCTTTAGAACCAGTATCACCTTTATCACCTTTTAATCCAGTATCACCAGTTTGACCAGTATCACCTGTAGAACCTTTATCACCTTTCAACCCTTGAGGCCCTTGAATTCCTTGTATTCCTTGTAATCCTTGTGGACCTGTTGGACCAGTAGCCCCTATATCTCCTTTTTGACCAGTAGCTCCTTGTGGAATTCCAAAATTAAAAATTGCACTGACTGATGAACCAGAATTAGTAATAGTTGGGGTAGACCCATAAGGTATAGTTGAAGCATTACCTGCTTGAACTGTACATTGTTGCCCGATTGTTTGAGATGGAATAATTAACGAACCATTTATATATAGTTCTTTACAATTAATGTCATTATTACTTATGAAAGAATCGCATAAAATATTGCCATCAATTATAGATGTCCCATCAGTTTTTATTACATCCGCGTATATTTCATTAATTCCTTCTAAATTTTTATAATATGATTGTAAGTTATTCATTTTAAATTAAGTTGAGATTTTCTTTTATATTCTAGTATTTGATTTAAGTCTTGATTTTAATTCTTTTATTTTTGATATTAATTGTTGTTTTCTATGTATTTTTGAAACATCCTCAGTTCCTCCCATCAATTCATATTGATTTCTTAATTGTGATAAATTCATTGTAGATAAATAATATTTTTTAGTATTAGCTACACTTTGAATCGGTTCTATAGAACTTTCAACTATTTTATTTTCATCAATCGGTCTTGAACGTTGTCGTGGTAAATTAATTGGTTCTTCTAAGTTTGTTTTCTGCATAGGATTAGTATATAAATCCTCAATGCTTATATCCTCATCATAAGTTCCATATGGATGACTTGAACCATGTTTTTTAAAAGTATCGCTATAATCATCAAAACGACTATAAATATCATTAAATATTTTTTGTCCATTTTCATTCATATTATCATTTCTTAATTTATTATCATTCATGCCATTTTCTAGCATTTGCAATTTTTTACCAAATGTATTTACAAATTGATTATTATTACCATATTCAATTTGTTTATTTAATAAATGATTTGTTAAATGTTGTGCCTCTGTATTTAAATTTGATGTATTTATAAAAGGTTCTGTATAAGTATAATGTTTTCTTCGTGAAGCTCTCTTTTTATGTTGTTCATTATGAATAATGATATTAATCTGGTTTTTATTAGAAACTAATTTATGCATATATATATATCTAATCTACAAAATAATTTTTAGTAATCTTAGGTTTAATTTCTTCTTTATGAATTTTGATGACAGATTTTTTATTTCTTTGTGATTTAAAATGTTTTGCTTGTATAGATATATCAGAATCTGATTCAGAATCAGAATCAATAATAATTATTTTCTTTTTTTTAGATTTTTTCTTATCTTTTTTTTTAATAATTATTTCAGGTTCTGATTCAGTTTCAGATTCTTCTTCTTTTACTGATTCTTTTATTGGTTCAGGTTTAATTTCCTCTTTAACAGTTTCTTTGATTGGTTCTTTTATCATTCCTTTTTCAATTAATAATTTCATTTTTTCTAATTTTCTTTTTTCTATTGCTTGTTTCCTTGCATCTAATGCTTTTTTAAATTGTTCTTGTTGTTTTTCTGTGCGTGGTTTCTTTTCCTTTTTTTCTTTAACAAGTGGGACATCTTCAATAATGGAATTTTCGGACATAATATATATTATAATAAAATATATTATTTTAATATATATCACATTATGACTATAAAAAATATAAGTGAAATACAAAATCCTCACATGGTTAAAATGAAACCTGTTAAAGAGAAACAAGATATATACATTCCTGACATTGTTGATGTTAATATATCAAGAAGAAATGGAATGATTTATTGTTTAACGGGTTCAGGTGGAAGTGGTAAAAGTAGTTTATTACTTAACATGTTTAAAAATAAAAATATGTATAGAAATAAATTCAATAATATTTATTACTTTTGCCCTGCGTCATCATTTCAATCTGTTATGCATCATCCATTTGAAAAACATGATAAAGTTTACCATGAATTATCAGTAAACCATCTAGAAAGTATTTATCAGGAATTATGCATTATCAAAGAAGAAGCAACAAAAGAAAAAGAGAAAAAAGAAAAAGTTGATGCGTATGGTGATGAAAATGACTCAGAAAGTGAAGAAAGAGAAATAGAGTATTCATGTATAATTATTGATGATTTTGCAAATAATCTTAAAGATAAACTTTTAATAAAACAGTTAAACAAAATGATTATTAAAGCAAGACACATATGTTGTGCATTTATAATAACTGTTCAATCATATTATTTATTAGATAAAATCATTAGGAAACAATTGACTTACACGACCATTTTTCAACCAAAGAACATTGAGGAATGGAATTCAATTGCTAAAGAATTAATGAATATGAATAAAGATGATGCATTAACATTGTATAATTATGTTTTTGATGCTCCTTACAATCACATTGATATAGATTTAGTTTTAAATAAATATTATAAGAATTTTAATTTATTAGAAATTAAATCTTAGTTATATTTAAATATGGATTCAAATAAAATAGTCAAATTACTTAATAGTAATATACTACCAAAAGAATTAAATTTTAGTATAGAACAGCCTGATATAGATTGGTCAAAAGTTCAATACAATTCTTTTTATAAATCATTTGAATTTCATAAAAGTAAATATCCTGAAGGCTTTGAAAATATTCCAGGATTTGATAAAATCATTATCAATGAATGTCATAATGCAAAAACACCATTAGAAGAAATAACCAAACGCCAGGAAGAAAAAAATGTTGAATATTTATATAAAGAAGATGAGTTTGAATTTTCACGATGTTTTGAATAATAGCTATGCATCTAGAGATAAACAAAAAGGTGCTTTTAAAAATCAGGGTTATGTTTTTGACTCAGATTTAAGTAATGGAAATAATTCTGTTTATTATAATCCTAAGAAAAAAAAAATATTAATGTCAGTTAAAGGGACAAATCCTTTTTCATTACAAGATTTAGGGACTGATGCTTACTTAGCTTTTGGTCATCTAAAAGATACCAATAGATACAAAGAAAGTAAAAATATTTTAGAAAAAGCTAAAAAAAGATATAATGCAGATGCTACTTTAGCATCGCATAGTTTGGGCGGGTCAATATCACAGTACATCGCAGGAAAGAATGATAAAGTTTATACTTTAGACAAGGGTGCTACAATAGGAACACCAACAAGAGGAAATGAAAATGCTTTTAGAACATCTGGGGATGCTGTAAGTTTATTATCATCTGGAAATACAAGAATGAAAACATTAAAAAATCCAAATTTTAGAACTGGGATATTACCATTGGATACTTTATTAGCTCATAATGTAAGCAACATTAAACATAAAAATATATTTATTAGTTAATATTATATATGGAAACAGAAACTTTACAAATTCATTTAAACAGTAAAGATGCTATTAAATATAATAATGGAACAAGCGACTGTGAATTTAATTTTAATACTATAGAAATTTTACCTCAATATTATATACATTTATCTGTTAAGCATGCTGTTATACCTTATTCATTTTATAATGTTAATAAAACAAATAATACTTTAATTATACGTTCATTTAGTATTCCATTTAGTTATTCAAGCTTACAGACAATTACTTTATCTATAGGAAATCACAATGTAAACACATTATTATCAGATTTAAAAAGTAAAATAGATTCTCATTTTACAATAACTTATAATAGCATTACTAATAAAATGACTTTTACAAATAGTTTATATGATTTTTGCTTAGTTTCTTCTTCTACTTGTTTAGAAATATTAGGTTTTGGTACAACAACTACAGACATTTATGATAATGGATTATCTTTAACAAGTTTGTATGTTATGAATTTACAACCAGTTCAATGTATATGTATCAATAGTAATTTTATATCAAATTCAATCACATCAGGAAATCAAAATAATGGTACAATAATCGCATCAATGCCTATTAATAATCAACCTTTTACAATGATTACATACTCAAATCAAACTAATTATAAGATTAATTTATTTTCAAATGTTTTTAATAGAATTAGTATAAAATTCCAAGACCAAAATGGTAATTTAATAGATTTAAATAATTTGCATTGGAGTATGACTTTACAGTTTGACATTTTGAAATTTACAGAAGATTAAGTTTTTATATTTTCATAAAATTAATTTTATTATGTATATATATAATGAAATCAATCGGTAATAAAACTTATAAAGGAAAATCTTTAGGTTATAAAATAGCTGGAGGTTTAATATCAATAGGTAATAAAATTAATCCTTCGCCATTAGGACAAATTGCTCAAGGAATTCACAGTATAGTTGGACAAATTCCAAATCATCCTTTAGAAGCAAATGACCCTATAGGAATTTCTAAAAAAGATAACAAAATTAAAAAAAGTTATTTAGAAAAATAAAATAAAAATATTTTGTTATAATATATATAAATAAAGATGCTTCCTAAAAATTTAAAATACGGTTCAAAAATAGAATCTGCACCAAGTCGTTCTTATAGAACCAACGTAGCACCAATGAACGGAACAGGAATTTATAATTTAGGGGATACCATTATTGTAAATATACCAACAAGAAATAATTTAGTGTTAGCACCGTCTGAATCATATTTAAAATTTAATTTAAATGTTAAATCCACTTACAATGGAAGCAACTATTTAAGATGGGATTCTGGCGGGGCTCATGGAATTATACAAAGAATTAGAATTTTTCATGGGAGTAATTTGTGCCAGGATATAGATAATTATTCATTATTAGCTAAAATGCTTTTTGATTTACAAAATCCAACTGATAGCGTAATGGGTAAATTAAATATTTTAACCGGAACAAGAAACGATTTAGTTACAACTTTACCAACTGAAGCTACAGCAAATGGTACTGATGCTGCAACTACTCTAGCTTTAGCTAATGCATTAAAAGCTGATTTTTCAGGTCAAAGACTTTCTTGTAATCAAGTAAATTCTGGTGATTTTATCAAATCTACTGGGGCTTCTACTAATAAATTTGTTCAAAACGATACTGGTACTACTACTTATTGTTTAAATCTTATTTCTCTTGTAGGTTCATTGTGTACATCTAATTATTTCCCATTATTTGCTTGTACCTCTGCACCTTTAAGAGTTGAAATTCAATTAGTTGATTCTATTGTTAAAGCCATTGCTTGCACATCATCATCTATTACTACAACTCTTGATAATGTTGAATACGTTGGGCAATTTATTGAATTAGGAGACTCTGCAATGGCTATGGTAAATGAAAGTCTTGACGGACCTTTACAATTTGTTGTTCCTGATTATAGAAATTTCCAATATTCTTATCAATTAGCAACATCAGCCACTCAAGTTAATTTCCCAATTCCTGCTAAGTTCTCATCATTAAAATCACTATTTTTAACAATAAGAGACCAAGGAACAGGAAATGTTGGATACTTTCCATTAAGTTCATGTACAAAATCATTAAATAACTATTATTTTAGAGTAGGCTCAAATATAGTACCTACCAAGGCACCATCAACATATCCTGAAATGTTTAGTGAAGTCCTCAAAGCCATTGGTAGTTTATCAGATATTAATCATCAACCTTCTATAGAACTTTCATCATATACTTTACAAGATAGCGTAGCTAATACTGACCCAATATCATCAGTAAATTCTGGATCATTTTATGTTGGGCTTGACGTAGAAAATTTCGCTGGATCATCAAAAGATTCAATCTTTGCCGGCTATAATTCAAATACTGATGACATCTTTTGTGTATTGAACTTTAATGCACAAGGAACCGCCGCCACTGTTAGATTTGATGCTTTTGCTCTTTTTGACGAAGTGGTTGTATTTGAAAATGGTACTGCTTATGTTAAATTTTAAATCTTTATAATTTTTTTCTGGTTTTATAATATAAGGAATAAAACATGACAGATAGAAATGCCTCATTAGTTTTAAAAACATCTGATTTTACAACTGATACAAATTATATATACGGTAGAGATTTCAATTCAACAAAGGGAACATGTAATAGACAACTATCATTAATGACTTGGAATAATATTAATTTAAGAACTCTTTTAGGTGATATGTACAATGATTTTGATTTATTTAATCTTTGTCTAAACAGTATTACAACAGCAAATGCTAATCAAATTGATACATCAAGTGATGTCAGAAATATTTCTGTAAAAATATCAGGATTACCTTTTATAAATCAAACTTATAATATTAAAAATGGTTGTAATGGTGTTCAAACAATGATAGCAACTTTTAATTTTATTCCTAATCAATGTACAACACAATATTATTATTCAAATAATATAGCAACTTTCGGTAAAAATCAGGAATTATGCAATATAACTATAGAGTATGATAAGATATTAGATGATACATTAGCATTACCTGTGTCTGTAGTTAAAACTTGTAATACAACTAATACAAACGGAGTCATTTCAATGGCTGATACATCATCATTATTTGTTGGTATGTATGTATATGGTCCAGGTATATTACCTAATACTTATATTGTGTCAATAAATCCAAATGTAAGTGTTAGTGTAAATAATAACTCAACACTAAATCAAACAGGGATTAGTATTCCATTTACATCAAATTTTCCTAATACAGTTTTTGTTTTTGATATATTTGGAATTAAAAAAAATTGATTAAAAAATTAAACTACTTAAAAAAATATCTAATATTAATATATAAGAAATTAAATGGAAAAAACAACTGAAGTAAATACTGAAATTAAAAGAGGAAGACCTCAATTATTAAAAATAAAATATTTAGATAATGTTAATCAATACAGTAAAGATTATTATTACGCTAAAATGAGAGAATTAAAATTATGTGAATGTTGTAATAGAAATATTATTAAACACAATTTTAATAAACATTTAAAATCTAAAATACATTTAAAGAATATATTAGAAAAAAATATAAGTTAATTTTAAAAAATTAATATCTAAGTATATATTATAATATGTATTATATATACAAATTAAAGTGTGTAAATTCTGATGATTTTTATATTGGTAAAACTAAAAATATTAAAAGGAGAATGTATGTACATGATTCATCAGTAAGATTTTCTGAAAGGGATATGTACAAAACTATTAGAGAAAATGGAGGATATGAATATTTTATTTTAGACGAAACAGAAGATAATGATAAAGCAAAACAATTAGAAAAATATTATTTTGAAACATTGAAACCAAATTTAAATAAAAATTATCCTAATAGAGATTCAAAAGAATATTACCGGACATTTTACAATGAAAAAAAAGAATATTACAATGAATATTATTTAGAGAATAAAGATAGATTATCACCTATTAGAAAAGATTATTATTTAAAAAATCAAGAATATTTTAAGAAAAAGAATTTATTGCATTATTACAATAAAAAAGGTATAAAAAAATCTCCTACATTCATTACTTATGGGGAGATTATAGTTAATTTTGATTAATTCTTTAATTAATTTTAATACTTAAAGAAATAATATCTAAATATAATATATAAGAAAAAAATGAATTTGCCAAATGAAATTTTAAATAAAGTATTTAGTTATATAGAAAGTCCTACAGCTTTGATTATAAAAAATGCTTATATTAGATATTCTTGGGAATATTATGATGAAGAAGACGAAGATACTTATATTACATTTACAGAATTCTATTTCAATAGATTTATACAAGTAGAATTTTGTAGATGTCATATGATTGATAGAGGAAGTACAAAAAAAACAAAATGTTTTTTATGTTATTGTATAGAATACAATAATATATATTTGAATGAAAATAAAACCTTTTAAAAACTAATCTTTTAATAATTAAAATAAAATTGAATTTTATTTTAATTAAAAAAATAGATATAAAGAAATAATCTTAATATAATATATAAATATAAATTATGACAAATAAAATATTAGCTAATATTAATATGAACGAGTTGAAAGACCATCTCAGTTTTTTAATAGATGATGCGTACAATGAAAAGCTTATATATGGAACAACTTATAAAAAATATGTTTCATTACTTGGTAAGAAAAAAATTAGAATGAATACTTTAAAAAAAGAAATAGATAAACTTTCTATTTTATTAACTAGTACAAACTCTAAGAAAATAAAATATAAACCTAAGAAAAATTATGTTTTAGAATTTAAAGTTATTATATATATACCTGTTGAAAAAAAAAAACAAGTACATGATCAAAGACAATTGATTGTGTTTAAAGAAGATAAAAAAAAACATATAAAAGGGAAACATTCAGACATTATAGCAGGTCATAATGGAGCTTTACCTAAAGGAGAAATTTGGAAAACAGCGAGCCAAGAATTTCAATTTCAAGGTAATATGACTTTTTACAATCAAATCATGCAATATAAAAGTCATCCTGTTATTTACGATGATGCAAAAAATAAACTAAATAACTTTCCTTTTTTTAAATTATTAAAGGAAATAGACGAAACTAAATATTCAGAATTCTTGGATGCTATTCAGGAAATATTATTAAGCAGTGATGGGAAACTTTTATTAGAAATATTTGATTTAAGTAAAGTTTTAAAAAGTAATGTTATAGCTGATTTTGGTACTAAACCACATAAAAGAGACCAATACATAAATAATAAATATATTAAATATTCTACAGATTATAAAAATGTTTATAAAACTGATTACGTTAGAAATAACTTTTTACCTAATTCATGCGTTTTAAGTTGCATCATTGATGTTTTCAAAGAGAAATTTGAAAATTATTATACATCTAAAACTTTGACTTATAAAAGTTTATATCAAATGATATATCCAAATAAAACTTTACAAAAAAGTGATAATGCTGTTTGTATCAATGATTTAATTGAAGGATTTTTTAAACCATATAATTTAGAATGCTATTTTATGGATAAATACAAAAATATTAGAGTTTATCATAAACCCGAAAAAAGAAATACACATTTAAAATTAGTTTCTTATTACATTCTTAGTAATTGTCATATACATCATATTAATAATAATATTGAATCATTACACCATATAAGAGATAAATTTTTTGAAAAAGAAGGATTATCAAAAGCAAAAAATACATTTTCTTTTTTTAAACCTACTGAGGGAGAAACATATAAAATAGTTCATAATGCGAAAGATATTATGAATATTATAAATGAAGAAAGCGAAAATAAAATTATTCATTGTTTATATGAAGATAACGAATTATATAATTTATGGAATGAATTATATATAGAATATAAGTATGAAGCAACACCATATTTTAGTGAAAGTAATATGACTAAATTTTATATTGAAAACATTGGAGATAAAAAAATAACTGTTTTTAGTTATAAACAGGTTGGAGTAATTCAAGATATTCATTTTAATTCAGTTGATAATTTTATATCTTATGAGAAGAAAAAAGCTCTGACAACAACTCAATTATTAAATAAAAATTATTTAAGTACTTATTCAGAAAGTGCTAAAAACTTATTTATGAATATTGTTAAAGGTGGAATAATGTCAAACTTTTTATATAATAGTGAAGAAGGAGAATATAAAAAAGATTCTACAGGAATGATGATATATGAAAAGAAAGAAACTAAATTTTTTAAAATTGATATAAATAAATGTTATACATCTATTTTAAAAGATTTGGAATATATACCTATTGTAAATAGTTTTGATGAGTTCATTGTTTATGATGATCATAAAATAGAAGATTATACTTTATATTATGTTTGTAAAACAGATGATGAAATAAATTATTTATCAAAAAGATATGAATTAACTTATGGAATCAATTTAAAAACAATTCGTTATTATAAAATAATTTCTTTTTTAAGAATGAGTAAATTAAAAAAGAATATTTCAAATGAGATTATCAAAGATATTTACAATGATAAATTTTTAACTGAAAAAATGAAAAAGGGGATTTTTAATCATTTAATAGGAATATACGATAAAAAGAAAAATAAAAAAGAACATGTTTTTATTTCAGGAGATGAAGAAGAGTGTAATTTATATCAAAAAGATTTTAGTGGGCGTGTTGTAAGACATAAACTAAAAGAGGATGAATACATTTACCATACAGTTATAAAAAATGAATCTGAAATGATTGAAGGATTTAAACCTCTTAGTCTTTTAATCAAAGATTTAGCAAACGTTAAATTATTTAAATTGAAAAAAGAATTAGAATCAGTAGGTTTTGATTGTTATAAATGTAATACTGATTGTTGGTATGTACAACATGATGAAGAAAAATTAGAAATGTTTAAAAAGAAATATCCAAATTATTTTAATTATAAAGATACAAATAGTTATGAAGCAATAGGAAAATTAAAATATGAAGTTGAGGAAATAACACCAATAACAATAATATCAGAAGTCCGTGAAAATAAAAATGTATATACAGAAGTATATGAAAATGAAGTAATTCCTATTTTAATAGAAAGTGAAAAAGATTTTGACAAAACAAATAATGAATCTATTATAAATTATAACAATGAGATATTACAACATTTAGATAAAAATGTTTGTGTTTTGGGTTTAACAGCAGGAAGTGGAAAAAGTAGTGCATGTATGAATGTTGATGGTAATATATTAATTGTTTGCAAATTCAATGCGTTATGTATTGAAAGAAGAAACGAAGGATTTTCAAGCATAACTTTAAATAAATTATTAGGAATAGGTTTTGATGGAAGCAATGAAAAGAACATGAAAGAATATGATATTGATGAATATGATGTAATAATATTAGAAGAAATAGGATTATATGACACTTATAATTTAGTCAGAATTAAACAATATATGGAAAAACACAAAGACAAAAGATTTTTAGCAAATGGAGATGTATTCCAATTAGCACCTATAGAATTTGATTTAAATGTTATTGATACAACTAAATATTATAAAAAGATAATAGACAAAATATTTCCAAATCAAATATTATTAAAACATTGTAAAAGATGTGATACTAATGAAGATAATAAATTAGTAGACGAAATAAGTAAAAAGTTTAGAGAATTTCAAAGTGTTGATGAAGCAAGAGAATTTTTAAAAAAAAGTAATTTTAAAAAAATCTTTAAACCTGAAGATATAATTACTAGGAAAAACTGTGTGGGCTTGAATAAGACAGCAGACATGGTTAATAATTTATTACATAAATATATAAATAATCAAAAATATTATGTTGGCATGGAATTATTAGGTAAAAAAACTTTTAAAAATAAAGAGTGTCATATACATATTAATTACACATATACAATTACAGAAATAAAAGATAAACATTGTATATTAGAAGATGGAGAAAATAAACATACTATTTTAATTAGTTTATTAGATAAATATTTAAAATTGAGTTATGCAATCACAGCACACAGTGCACAGGGTTTTACCATTAAAGAACCAATAACTGTATTTGATTTATATTCAAATATGATTACCATTCCGTGGTTATACGTTTCCATAACTCGTTCTAGAAATCTCAAAGATATAACGCTGTATTGGGGGAAAACAGCTAATATTGGAGAGAAGGCTATTAATGATTTGTTGAAAAGTAGAATATCAGGGCATTTAGAATCTGATAAAAATAGAAATATGAATGGTGATTATATAACTGTAGAATGGATTAAAGATAAAATTAGTAAAGCTAAATGTTGTACTGGAGTTAATAATAAAGAATGTAATCGTTTCTTTGATTATAATGACCCTGAAAGTTTTAGTGTTGATAGAATTAATAATGAAATAGCACATTTCAAAGAAAATTGTCAAATTATATGCAGGAGCTGTAATTCTTCAAAAAAATAATATATATTAAATATATGGGTGATGAACTATTTAAAAAAGTTTTAAAATATAAAAATATTTTAGATAATATATTTTATGACAATAAATTTTTTGCGAAAGGTTATCCTAAATTTTTAAAAGTTTGCGAAAAATTAGATATACCAAATAATATAATAAAATTTTATTATGACAATCAAGAAATTGTACAAGTATTTAAACCTGATAGAGAATTTAATGACACGAATCATTATCCTATATTGAGTAATTATCCGATGGAACGAGTTTATTTAGACACAATGTATTTATCACAGAACAACTCTAATTTAGCTTTTTGTAATGTTATGGATTTATATTCAAAGTTTGCTTACAGCCATGTTTTTGTTGTAGGGGGAAACAACATTAAAAGTAGTCAATCAAAACAAACTTTCCAAGAATTTTTAGAAATTATTAAAAAGTTTGGGTACAAAGTTGAAAACGTCATTACAGATTTAGGAAGTGAATACCAAGGAGAATTCCAACAATATTTAAAAGAATTAGGAATTAAACAATATACAGCAGATGCGGGAAATAAAAAAATTACAAGTCCTATAGAACGATTTAATGGTACTCTAAGAGTTTCATTAGAAAAATATAAATATTTATTTCATAAATTAGATAATAAAGAATTACAAAATATTTTATATTCTTATAATAATACTCATCATTCGTCAATTGATAATACTCCACAAAATATTTTAGAAAATGATATTAATTTAAATGATATTAATAAAGAAAAAATTAATAATTATCATAAAGTAAAACCTATTTCTGGTTATGTAAGAATATTGATAAATAAAGGAGTTTTTAAAAAAATGGGTGCTAATTATAGTACTGAAATTTATAAAATTGAGAAATTTTTACCTTTTAAAAATAGGTATTTATTAGATAATGGTAATAGTTATCCATTAGAGGATTTACAATTAGTAGAAAAAGAATATGTCATGAAACCTGATTTAATTATTGTAAAAAAGAAGAGCAATAAAAAATATATTATTCCTGAGAAGGAGGATATTATAACAAGGAGCAAGAGCAATTTTATATGAGGCTTCTGTACTGTAATTTTTTTTGATTGTTTTTTTTTTTGCAAAATGTGGGGATTGAACCTACGCCCCCATACAGTAATCATATACACTAAACAACTGAGCTAGACGACGACACAGTACAGAGGAGAAAAATAATATGTATAATGTACATACTGTAAAAAAAGGTGTTGCCACAATTTATTATTATTTTTTTAAAAATAACAATTTCTAGAAAATGAGTTCTCTTAATCTTTTAAAGAATTAATTAATTTGAGTAATTTAATTGAAATTAATTATTTGAATAGTTTCCATAAACTACTAGTAGCATTTTCATTTGGTCATAG